GGAACTTTTGTGGAGGAGATTGAAGACCACCACTTTTCAAACAAGGAGGATGCTATCTGGCAAGCAAAGCGAATGAAGGAGGGCACCGTTTCACGAATTGACATTGGGAATGTGGACAAAGCGTGCGTCATAGCAATGCTCAATCAAAGGCAGTTCGCCGAGTCTTACGTCACAATTTGGGAGGACGGCGAACACATAGGGGAGGATGGTGTAAGGCTAAAATCAGAGTGGGAAAGGAGGCAGGAACTAGCATGAACGACGAATATGTTGATAACATCACAATGCCAGACGGCAGCGTTTGGCTCCAGTTGGGGTGCATTCGCAGGGGTGGGATGGATGGAAACGACCGCTATGATAAGCGCATTTTTATCAAATTGGATGAGATTGCAAGTGTTGGACATGGGTGCAACGACCATGATGATGGAGGCGTTTCTGCTGCGGTTGTCCTCAAGGGAGGGGAAACTGTCAACGTGGAGACAAACATCACCGAAACAATGGAAATCATCCAAGAGGCTACAAAAAGGCCAAGGGTGGAATATGAAAACAGCAAACACATAGTAATGAGAAAGGAACAAAAATGAGTAAACTAAAAGAGATCAAGTTCAGTTATGCAGAGTCGATGGAGAAGTTGATTATCCCGCGCTTGGTGTGGGAGCAACCAGACCATGAGGACGTAAACGGCGAGGGAGAGGCCAGCCTTATTCAGGTGCCGCTCCCTGATGAGATTAGGGACTACCTCATGGAAGCTGCCACCAAAGCAGACGAGAGGCTTGAGGAGCAGGTGCCGGGGGGGACTTCGGTTGTGGTGGAAAACAAATGGCCAGACATTGCCCCCATAGACACAAAGCTCAAAAGAATAGGAGGTGAAGAATGAGTAAACTTGACGGGTTCAGGATTTACAGCACCGCAGAAGGCAAGACGCGCTTGGTTCCAACGTCAGAACCATTCAGGGAGTGGAGGGCCACGATGTGGCGATGTTCAATTGTGGACAATTCAAAAGAGGTTTACAACGACCTTTGCTCTGTCACCCAAGAGGACTGCAGGGCGAAGGTGGAGAAAGCCAAGCGCAGGGGGTGGTCTGTTAACAGGCCACCAAGGTTGATAACCGGAAAGGATTCAAAATAAATGAAAAAAAATACCAACATAAAGCTTGTCTGCAATGCAAAGGCAATGCACACTCGCCGAGTGCTAACCGACAATCGTTGCTTTTCAATATGGGCGGCTTACGCCCTGTTTTTAGCGGGGTTGTGTGGTTGGCTTTTAATCTCCACGGCGGGGTGGGAGCTAACCATAGGCATCCTTGCCATCCACTTAATCCCCTTAATGTGCCGCTTCAAGGCACCCTCACCCCGCCTGTCCTTTAACCCGTTTAAGGGAGGGGAAGATTTACTGAAGCCAGCGAGTGCTGGTGGAAGAATGGTGACGGAGGCCAAAGCCCCCGCCACCTCGCAGAAAGGAACAAACTTGCTGCGTAACTAGGCCGCAAAAAGAAAGGAAAAAATGAGTACAGAAACAAAACCAGTCAAGGCAGAAAAGCCAAAATCAGTTCAAGACCACATAAACAGCGAAGCCTTTAGGGAAAAGCTGTCGGTGGCTTTGCCAAAGCACCTGACCCCGGAGAGGTTTGCGGGGGTTGCTTTAACCCAAGTAAACACCAACCCCGCGCTGCTTAAATGCACGCAGGAAAGCTTGTTCAAGTGTTTGCTCCAGCTTGGGCAAATAGGGCTTGAGCCAGATGGTAGGCGGGCGCACTTGGTTCCTTATGGGACAGAATGCACCCTGCTTATTGACTACAAAGGTTTGGTGGAGTTGGCCCTCCGCAATGGAGATGTTGCCAGAATCCATGCCGATGTGGTTTACGAGTCAGAGATTGAGGCGGGCGACTTCATCTACAATCGGGGCAAGGTTGAGAAGCACAACAAGTCTCTGATGCCCAACAGGGGTACGGTGGTTGCGGCTTATGCCGAGGTGGAGTTCCTCAACGGATCAGCCAAGGCCGAGGTGATGACCCGCGAGGAAGTTGAGACAATCCGCTCACAGTCCAAGGCAGGAAAGAATGGGCCTTGGGTAAACCATTGGAATGAGATGGCCAAGAAAACTGTCTTCAGGCGGTTGGCCAAGTGGTTGCCTTTATCCCCTGAAATTAGGGATAGCATGGAGGGCGATGATGATTCGCAGTTCTCTAAAATGAAACGGGTTGCCCCAGCTAGGCCAATGTTCAAGCAGATTGAAACTGAAGCTGATGAGGTGGTGGCTGAAATCAAGGAGGTGGCTAATGAGTGACGAACGCAAAGGATGCCCAAGTGCATCTTCATTTGAGCGGATCATGGGTTGCCCCGGCAGTCATACCTTAAACAAGGAAGTCCCAAAGCAACCGTCATCACCGGCGGCAGCTAGGGGAACCCGTGTTCATGCTGGGTGTGCGGGGGAGGTGGGCATTGCCACCCTGCCCCGTGATGAACAGCAAACCGTTACCGAGCTACTTCAGCAGGAGGAAATCCTGCTTGATGAGTTCACCAATAAGCAAGGTTGGGCTGTTGAGGAACAACTCACGGAGCATAGGTTTTGGGCCAAGGCAACTGAATCAGAATGGAGTGGCAAGGCTGATCGGGTTTACTTGCTCCAAAAGGGCAGGGAAAAGATTGGCTTGGTGGTGGATTTTAAGTCCACCCGCTACACAACTAGCGCCGAGGAAAGCCTTCAGTTGGCTGCGTTGGCCGCTTTGGTTGATGAGCATTACAAGCGAGACTTGAGTTCCGTTCACGTTGTGCTTGTGTTCCCTGATGGATATGACCGCGCTTATTATGATGATGAAGCCCTTGAGTTGGCCGCTGATGAGTGCAAACAGTTGGTGGATCAAGCAACCATAACCTCTACCCAAAAGCGCGTCCCTTCAGAGAGCGCCTGTAAGTGGTGCGGGGCCAAGGGCATTTGCCCGGAGGCAAGGGGGAAGCTCAATGAGCTTGCAAAGATGCCGTCAACGGCAGTTGCACCCGCCGACTTGCCTCGACTTCTCAAGGTCAGTCAGGTGGCGAAACTGTTAATTCGGGACATTGAGGAACAGGCCAAGGCCATTCTAAACAATGGGGGAATGGTGGAAGGCTGGGAGCTTAAACCGGGGCACACCCGGAGCAAGATAACGGACACCGAGGAAGTCTACCGCAGGGCGGCTGTCCTTGGAATAGATGGAGAAACCTTCTCAAAACAAGTTACCATTTCAAAAAAGGACTTGGATAAGTTGGTGCGAGAGGGGCTTGAATACAAAGGAAAACAGGCAGCGGAAACGGTGGCAAATCTTTTAGAGGGATGTACCACCGACACAATAACTGCCGCATCATTAAAGGAGATTAAACAATGAGTGAATACGATAATACAAACAAAGGGGTGCTTTTCCCCAACAGCTTCAAGAACAAGCCAAATCAACCGGATGTAAGGGGTGACCTAAACATCGCGGGCATCGAGTTCAAATTGTCAGGGTGGATTAGGACAAAAAAAGGTTCAGAGGAAAAGTTTTTCTCTTTGGCAGCAGAGCGAAAAGATGCGGAGCCAGAGGCTCAACAGGATCAAGACCCCATTGGGGATGTGATGGCCCCCCCGCCACCAACCCCGGTTGAGGGACTCCCGCCGAGTGAACCCGGAGAGGAGGATGTGCCGTTTTGAGTACCATAGCAATTGACCCCGGCAAGCGGGGAGGAATCGCTTACAACTTGAGCGGCGGGGAAACCCATTCAACCTCAATGCCCGAAACCCCCGGTGACATCCTTGATGTGCTGCGAACCATTCGCGCTTTGAATGGGCCAGACGTTGAGTGTTACATGGAGGCGATTGTTCGCTATGCAGGGAAGGAGCAAGCTGGAAGCCATGCCATAGTTTATGGGCGCAACTACGGATTCATTGAGGGATGCGTACAGGCGCTTGGCATCAGGCTTCACTTTGTGCGGCCCCAAGAGTGGATAAAGGCATTGGGGCTGGGGACAAAAGGGGCATCAACAAACACAGAGTGGAAGAACAAACTGAAAGCCCACGCACAGCGGTTGTTCCCGGCAGAAAAGGTTACGCTGATGACCGCTGACGCCCTGCTCATTCTGGAATACAGCAAGGGGGTGCGCCATGAGTAGCCCATCCCGTATTAAGCCGAGGCACATAGCGGAGCAGTTTTCCCTTCCTTTAGGGGAATCATACCCCAGCACCCCCGGCTACAAGAACAAGGACAAGGCTGGGCCAAGCAGGAAGGCGGCACTCTCAATAAAGCCCCATGCCCTCAACTTGAGGGAAAAGTGCTTTAGGGCCATCAGCCAAATACCAATGACGGCAGACGAAGTGGCGCGGGCAATAGAGAAATCTATTCTGTCAGTTCGCCCAAGGATTGCCGAGTTGTCAAAGCTTGGAAAGATTGAGGATACAGGCAAACGCAGACCCAATGATAGTGGGAAGGACGCAACAGTATGGAGGAAAACAATATGACAAAACTAAAATTAGATGCACAAGGGTTACTCTCGGATTCCAGCACGGTGCTGTTTTCGCTTTCGGAACTTGGGTGCTTCATTCGTTTGAGGTGCCACTACTGGAGGGAAGGTGAGTTGCCCGCTGATACGTTAAGCTTGGCCAAGTTGGCAGGGTGTTCCGTTGGTCAGTTTCAAGATGTATGGCCAAAGGTCGGACAGCATTTTGAGGAAACGGAAAATGGGAAGTTGGCTTGCCGTGAGTTGGACAGGGACAGAGAGAAGGCAGAGCAGAAAAGTGACCGCATGAGAAAGGTTGCCAACGCAAGGTGGAAAAAGCGGGAGGTGGTGGGATGAGCAAAAATCCATCGTTTCAGTTTTACCCCGGAGATTGGTTAAGCTCTCAACGGGTAAGCCTCCTGACGTTGGAGGAGGAGGGGGCTTATGTTCGGCTGCTTTGCTACTGCTGGCAACACGGCAGCATCCCCTCTGACCCCGTACAGTTGGCGAGGCTCATAGGCAAGGGCGCAACCGTTGAACTTGCAGAAACGGTTTCCATGATGTTCCAGCCAAAGCGAATGAAGGGTGGTTCAACGTTGGTTCACGATAGGTTGAATATTATGAAAGAAGAACGCGCAGCTTGGCTTGAAAAATCTAGGCTTGGCGGCATCCGTTCTGGACAAGCTAGAAAAAAAGCCAAGGAAACCGGGGGTATTGAGACGAAGGGTGGTTCAAGTTTGGTTGAGGATTGCTTGGAACCAAAAGGCAACACTTCTACTTCTACTTCTATAGTCACACACACAGGAGAGGTTCCATCAAAGGAGGAGGTGGTGGCTTATGGAGAGTTGATTGGCTTGGTGGCATGGAAGGCAGAGGATTGGTGGTTGGGCATGGAAACGAAGGGGTGGCACATGGGCACAACAGAGGTGAGGAACTGGCAAGCTGGGTTAACCCGCGCCAAGCAGTATTGGGAAGCTGACGGCAGACCAATGCAAAGGCCGGGAAGAAATGGAAACCCCTCTGCAACCGGAACCAGCACCATGCCCCTATGGAAACGGATGAAAGTTATTGAGGAAGAATTGCAAACCCACCCCGGCAACAAGGAGTCCACCTACTACCGTTCGGACAAGCCAGAGGCGAGGGGGGAGTACAGGGCACTCAAGGCCAAATTGAATGAGTTAAGAAAAGAAGAAAGGCTGGAAGCAATGTGATGGATGTAAGCATCACAGAAGCGGTCGCATTGCCCCACAAAGGGGCATACAGCGTGTTTTTATTCTTGTCTGGTATGATGTGATGCCAAGGGGTGTTGGCTCGCTTAAACAAAGGATTTCAAGAAACGGATTCAGTTACAAAAAAGTAGTCCGAAATTAAAAAACAGAAAGGAGGAAAGAAAATGGATGAACTGAAAAGGAGAAGGGAAGCAGATTGGGACTTTCATTGGATAAGCCGACAGGATAGGTCGGCAATTTACCATTCGCTTATGGACGCAGCCAGCCAAGGCAGGAGGGGAATGCCTTACGAGTATACCCTGCTGATGCCTCCATTGTGGAAGGCTCACCAGTTTCTTTCACGGGATGAGAGGCACAGGAAGTGGAACGGATATATTTGGGAGAACGTATGAAACCAATACTCAAACAGAAAAAGGGTGGCCCCGTTTCTTGGGGGGATGCGAAGCTTGTTAAAAAGCGCAAGAAAAAGAGAAACAAGGCGTACTACAAAAACAAAAACAAAAGGAAAACCCTGACCGAGATTGAGAGATTGAGGAAGGGGATAGGGTGTGCAAGGGGTAGCCAATTGAAGGTGATAGAGGAACCGCCCGTCCAATGTCCACCCGGACAAACCCGGACGGACGCGGACGAAAACATAAAATTGACGGCGACACCGGAGGTGTTACCTTCGGCCTCGGATTCGATGTGATATGACACTTGAGATATTAGTTAAGCCAGCAAAGTTCAAAGAAGCAATCAGGCGGCTTGGTAAAAAGAAGCCCGTTGCCCGCAAGTTAAGCAGCAAACAATGGGCGGCAATGCCCACGCAAATCAGGGAGAGGGCTTACTTCACCTCCAACGTGGAGAGCATGAAGTTTCTCAACCGCTCGCAAAAGATGATAAAAGACTATCTTGCCGGGGCAAGGGAGATGGTCACCACCCCTGATGGGCGCAGGGTTTCCGCTCTCAAAAAGACAGGGAGGGCCGACTTTGTTTATGAGATGCAGAAGCTGGCGAAGCAGACGGGCATGGGGAATGTGCTTCCTCCGGGGGAGGATATGAGCCGGGACATGATTACCCGCACCAAGGACATTGCCAGCGAGACAAGGCTCAATCTAATCTTCGACACTCAAACCCAGCAAGCACAGTCCTACGGCTACTACAAGCAGGGGCAAGACCCCGCCATTCTGGATGCTTACCCAGCCCAAAGGTTTATCAGGGCAGAGCAGCGGAAAGTCCCGCGCCCATTGCACAAACGCAACCGGAATGAGGTAAGGCGTAAGGATGATATGGAGTTCTGGCTACGCATGAACGACCAGAGCATTGGGGGGTTGGGGGTTCCCTTTGGCCCTTGGGGGTTCAATAGCGGCATGGATGTGGAGGATGTCAGGAGGGACAAGGCCATACAAATGGGGCTGATTGAGAAGAACGAGCAAGTGCTTCCCCCGGATGACACGTTCAACAAGGGGCTGAAGGCAGCGGCAGATGTGGAGCCAGAGTTCCTAGAGAAGTTCATGAACAAAATGGGGGACGAGGCAATTAACTACGGGAAAACCGTGGAGCTTTCCCAGCGCATGAGCGATGTACCCCCACCGGCTCCAGCGAAACCTGTAAAAATGCCTGACCGTTGGGTAAACAAGCCAAGCCCACATGATTTATTCCCGAGCGCGACGTTAGAAAAAGATGTAAGGCGCTTTCAATCGCAGCAATTAGACACTTATGCCAGACGGGAGGGAGGGGAAAAGTTCGATATAACCGAGGAATCGGTTAAAGGAGACATTAACATCCAAACAAAAAGCTGGACTAAAAAAGCACACTCATTTGTTAGGGTAAGAAAAGGAACACTCACTAAAATCCTAGAAGATGGAAGGTTCAAAACGCAATATGAAACCCAATCAAGCGGGGGCGTAATGGACAACTCGCTTAGAGCAAGGGTGGAAGAAAACCTTTTTTCATACCCTAAAACATTACCCGAAACTGAAAGGCCTGTTTACGGTTATGCCACTCAAAGTAAATATGGGTTTGCGGAAAAGGGGGATATAGAGGGGGCGGTGGGCGCGTACGGAAGAATCAGGGTGAAGCTAAAAAGCAACACAAGAGGCAGGACAACTGTAACCTTCGGGGACTCTTTAACCCCGAACCCAACCTACCTCCCATCTCCACTAGATAATCCCACTTATGTTTCACATCCTCTTTACAACGAAAACGCAATAGAAAAGGCGTTATCAAATTACCCCGGCGAGGGTTATGTTGAACTACAGGTTCATGGCGGGGTAAATGTAGAGGACATAGAGAAAGTTTATTTCCCCGAAGATTTCGAGCCTTCCTCTTACCTGATTGCTCAACTTAAAAGGAAAGGAATAAAATGGATAATAGATTAGGAAGCGAATACCCTAAAATCATAGCCCAACAGGAGGGCGAAGCTTATTTGATTCAGACAGGGAAGGAAACTGCTCAAGTGGTTGATTGGGATGACAAGGAAAGATACCCGGAAAGCAATCTACAATCCATTTTGGCCCGTGGGTATTGGGAGGACTTGACCCCACCCCACCCCACACTTGAGGAGCTGTTGGCAATTAAAATTATTAGAATAGCTAAACAATAATGGCATCCTCTGTCCAAGACATATTCAACAGCCTTTATTCTGCCGTTGTCACAGCGCAAAAGAGCGTAGAGGGGAATCATCTAGCCAAGATCAGGGACGATTACTTTGACGAGGAGGGTGCGCCCAAGATGGTTGCTCTTGTTTTATCAGGGAAAAAGGTTGAGGTTCCGCTCTTTACTCTGGTGCAGCATCATGGACTAACCATTTCAGATGTTGAAATAGAGTTTGAACTTGATCTAAACCATGACAAGGATGAAGCCGTAGGCGATCTTGGAAAACGGAGGGGCAGTAAAATGGCTCAAGTTAAAATCAAATTTACCGGCACGGAAAAGCCTGAAGGCTTGGCTCGTATCGGCGATAACCTAACGAAACTAATACCCACAATATAAAAACATCATGGCAGCAGATAGCGCACAAATAGCAGATATGAGGGGGCTTCCCATCAAGGACTTAATCCTTTCGCCCATCCTAGCGGCGAGTGATGGAGGCACGGCACTTGCGAAGTCCACCCTAAACTTCGTGAGCGAGATAGGATTCGACACCGACAAAAATGGCAACACCACCACAAGGTGCATCAGCGTTGACATTGAGCGCCCTGTTAAGGGTGACGATGATGGGATAAAGATGGTGACGCAAACCATCAAGACACCCGTTCTGTCGCTGGTTCAAATCCCAAACGTGGGTATCACAGATGTAAACGTGCATTTTGATATGCAGATTGCGGCTCACACCGATAACACTTCCACCAAGGGTGACACGGAGGTGGATGGCTCAACCACAGATGTTCATGCGTCAGCGGGGGGCAAACTCTTTGGGGTCACATTTGATGTGGGTGGTTCCCATAACAATACCCACACCGGAACAGTCACAAGCAGCAGCACACAAACCCGTACCACCGACTTCTCAAGCCGGTACACCATTGATTGCACCGCCAAGAACCTTGGCCCCGCCGAGGGAATGGGCAGACTTACCCAAATGTTGTCAGAGCAAATCAATGTGATTGATGCCTCGGCACCGTCGACACCTGCACCGTCTGGCAGTAAGTAAGATGAGCGACATCCAGATTCACTGCGACCACACCAAGCTGGAGGATGTGGTTAATTTGGTGCCGCACCCTCAAAACCCCAACAAACATCCAGATAAGCAGATTGCTTTGCTTGCCAAGGTGATACGCCATTCTGGCTGGCGAAGCCCAGTTGTAGTGAGCAAACGCTCCGGGTTCATTGTGTCCGGGCATGGGCGGTTAGAGGCTGCAAAGCTTTTGAACGTCAAAACTGTCCCAATTGATGAGCAGGACTTTGAGTCAGAGGCAGAGGAGTTTGCCCACTTGGTAGCCGATAACCGCATTGCTGAATTGTCAGGGCTTAATGATGACAAGCTGACCGAACTGCTGTCAGGGTTGAGTGAAACTGACTTGGACATGGAACTAACCGGCTTCGATGGGGATGAGCTTGCCAAGCTTTTAGATATGAACCATGAGGGGGTGGAAGGGAGCGAGAAGTTCAGCGAAGCTATTGCGGAGTCAAACAACTATGTCGTGCTTGTGTTCAAGAACGATCTAGATTGGCTTTCCGCGCAATCACACTTCGACCTTGATACCGTTACCGCTAAACGCCAGAACGGGAAGCCGTGGTCAAAAGGCATTGGAAGGGTGGTTGATGGGGCCGGTTACCTCACAAGAATAACTAAATGAGCAAGCCCGTTATTATCTCACCCTCCTACAAGCGGGCAAGCGGGCTGAAGACCCACAAGCTTATTCCTAGTGTGGTTTATTGCGTTGGGGAATCAGAAAAGGAGGACTACGAGGAGCAGGGGGTAAATGTGATAACTTGTCCTGACAAGGTTAATGGAAACATTGCCAGAGCAAGGAACTGGATACTTGATAACCACGCCAACAAACAGCTTCTAATTATTGACGATGACATTGCTAAGATTGGAAGGCATGAACCAGATGGAGAAACTTACAAGGTCAATTGGCTCACACCTGATGATGTAAGTGACTTAATCCAACAGGGCTTTGACTTATGCAAAGGGTTTGGGGCTAGGCTTTGGGGGTTGAATCCCGCAAGTGATAAAGGAGGGTACAGGGAATACACACCTTTTGGCTGTAATTCATACGTCAGTGGTTCTTTCTCCGGGTTTATTGACCCCGTGCTGCGCTATGATGAAAACCTACCGCTAAAGGAGGATTATGACATGACCATCCAGCAATGTAACGCATACCGAAGAGTGTTGCGCCTCAATATGTTTCATATGGTGAAGAACGACCACGGGAACAAAGGGGGATGTGCCAACTACCGAACCCTTGAGCGAGAAATGGAGCAGTACGAACTTCTGTTAGCCAAGTGGGGCAGCAAAATCGTAAGGAGAGATAACGGAAGCAAGTCTGATGGGAAGAAAAAGGCAAGCTATGACATTAACCCGATCATAAACGTGCCTATTGGGGGAGTGTAAGCGAATAAACAAAAACCATTAACACCGCAAATTCAAGAAAGTTGCAGATCACTTTGAACAAGCCATCATACTCAGTGCCGCAAGTGGCTGAAATCATCGGCGTTACACGCTACAGAGTTCGGATGATGATTAAGCTAGGGCAAATAAAAGCAATCGTTGCAGGCTCACAGCCGTTGGTTCTGCGACAGGAATTAGAGCGATACTTAAATAAGGGAGGATTTAACTATGGATAATATCATCACCATGCGTAGCTACTCCGACAGAGGCGTAGGTGAGACATCACAAGTTGCGTGGCTTAATAAACTTCAACCCAAATCAGATGGGGTAAACAAAGCCCACCTCAATAAACACTACATTCACCGAAAAAATGGCGAGTACTGGTTTGGCAATAAATCAGTCAAATACCTAGTAGAACAAGCTAGGAGACAAGGGCTGATAATAGCCCCTCCCGACCACAAAGATTAACAGATTAAATCCATTTGGCTTCTTTTGAGCTAAATTAACTGTTGATAAAGGCCTTGCCCCTTACGTCATGCTCTTTGCTGATGGCTGGAGCAACGACAGGCAACCGCTTAACATCACCGAAGCCAGCCAGTAATGGCAAGCATCCCGGTGGAAGGCCCAAGACCGTTTTTGACCTAGACTTGGTTGAGCGGCTCGGAGGCCTTAATGCTACTCTCGCTGAAATGTCCACTCTACTCGGCTGTTCGCATGATGTGATTCAGCGGCAAATGAAGGAATTGGACAGCGAGTTTCGCGTTTCCTATG